TAGTCTAGGATTTTGGACAATTGGTTTCGGACATTTGATAAAATCGAATGAAAATTTCGACGCTGGAATAGACGATGTAGCGGCTGATCGATTGTTGGCTTCTGATTTAGCGGTAGCAGCCAATGATGCGAAGAATTTAGCTGCAAAATACGGAATGGTAATACCAGAACGTGCTCAGTATATTTTGACTGGTATGACTTTTCAGTTAGGTATAACAAAAGTGCAGAAATTTTTAAAATTTTTGGATGCATTAGCTAAAAAGGACTACGCTCGCGCTGCTGATGAAATGTGCAATTCTAATTGGTATCAACAAACTCCTAATCGCGTTAAGTTGCTTTCAGAAGATATTCGTTCACTGGCATAAAAGGTAATTATATATGGCGACTTTTGTTGGTTTTTACTCGGATAAAAAAACAACTGAATTATATGATGTCGAATTGGTAAAACAAGATCTGCTTAATCAATTCAATACACCAAAAGGAAGCAGGTTGATGAACACTGAGTAAGGGTTTATAGGTCACGAATTACTATTTGAACACGTTTTGTCAAAAAACAAACAAACTTTGGTTGATGATGCAAAACGAATCATTGCTAGTGATCCGCGTGTTAGTTTAATAAGCTATCCGGTTGATGAACTAGACTATGGATACCAATTAAAGTTCGTCTTACAGTACATGGATAGTACTACACCATTCGAATTATACTACGATTTAGTATCAAATTAACACAAAAATATATCAAAAGGGTCAGTAGTTGTACTGGCCCTTTTGTTTTACGATAAAACACAATAAATACTTCTATATTTTTATATTTTGGGGATTTCTATTATGGCTATAAACTCTAGATTGAGTAATTTGTATGCAGCCGAAGACTGGAAAATAGTATACGAAAGCTTTAAGAAAATAAGTTTAACAGCTTATGATTATGACACTATACGTACTACAATGATTGACTATTTACGCGCAACTTATCCAGATACATACAATGATTGGATCGAGAATAATGAATTTATTTTCATACTTGATACATTAGCATTGATTGGGCAAAACTTGGCATTCCGCATGGACTTAAACAGCCGTGAAGCATTTTTTGATACAGCCGAACGAAAGGATAGCGTAATACGACTTGCATCTTATATTTCTTATAGCGCACGTAGAAATTACTCGTCTCGTGGACTTGTTAAAATAACCCAAATTAAAACCGATGAAGATATACGGGATAGCTCTGGGAAGTCACTCAAAGGGGTTGCTATTAGATGGAATGATAGTGTAAACCAAGATTGGTATGAGCAATTTATACTAGTTATAAATTCTTGTTTGGTATCATCCAACCAGTTCGGTGACCCAGTTAAACAGTTAGTAGTTGACGGGATAAAAAATAACATTTATGCATTGGATTCTATTCAATATACAAAATCAGCAGTAGAGTTTAGTGCCAATGTATCAGGTGAAACAATGGATTTTGAAATAGTCAATCCAGATATTGATTCATCTGGTGTTTACTATGAGCGCGAACCGTCACCACAATCGAGTAAACATATTATTTACAGAAATGATGGTAATGGTTTTTCGTCAAATGATACTGGATTCTTTCTGTTATTTAAACAAGGTAGTTTAACCAAGTCAGATTTTTATTTCAACCAAGCCGTTGAAAATCGTACAATAGATATTAACGTTGATAATATCAACGAAACTGATGTTTGGGTTCAACAGATCAATGAAAATGGTACAAATATTGGTGCATGGACAAAAGTTCCTAGTTTCCAAAGTATACCATACAATAATCTTAATAGAAGTGTTAAAAAAATATATTCCATTACAACACGGGATAATGATCAGATAACTATAAAATTCCCAGACTCTAGATCTGGTTCGGTGCCAACTGGTTATTATCGTGTTTGGTATAGAGTAAGTAATGGTAAAGAATATACTATTAAAACAACTGATATACAAGAAAAATCAATTGTTATTGGCTATAAAGGTAAAAATCAAACGTCACAGGAATCAAGCAACGTAACTTTTACGTTCAGTTTGTTGGACCAAGTACAAAATTCACAAGCTGCTGAAACGTTGGAACAGATAAAAACACGTGCACCACAATTATATTACACACAAAATAGATTAATTACTGGCGAAGATTATAATATCGGGCCGCTTGCGCTTGGTAATAGTGTATTAAAATCAAAAGCTATTAATAGAACGTACTCTGGTCATTCTCGTTTCATCGATTTCACCGATCCTACTGGTAAATACCAAAATACTGATATATTTTGTGATTCTGGTGCAATTTATCGTGAGGACGGGGTAGAAATAAAGGCTTCTGAGTCGTTGCCAACAACAAAAACAACCGAAACTATCATATTGGATGTTATGCAGCCATTATTGGACAATGTTTCTGTCATACAACGGTATCAAGAATATACTAATAACGTAATATCTGTTAGTGAAACCCAACAATGGACTGCAACGAGTAGTTCTACTTATGCTGAAAATACATTTGGTAAAGTATTGACTCCATCCCAAGCGGTTAGATCATATGAAGTTGGTGCGTTGCTTCACTTTAGAAATTCTGCATCTACTTTGACAAAGTGGACTAGTGTTATCAGTTCTACCGATAGTGGATTGGTGTTATCTGTACCGGTTACATCAGGCTGGACACTGATTGAATATATACCAACATTTAGAACAACTTTTACTACATCAGAAGTACAGAATATATCACTAGCGATTGCAAAAAACTCCGATTTTTCTATTTACTATTCTTCTATTACAAGAACTTGGGTAGTAACGTCTGGATTATTAGGTGCTGGAACTATAGATGTTGGTGCAAACACATATCAAAATTTTATAAATGCTGAATATAATGGTTCTTCATGGGATTTCGTTGTATATGGTGTTCAATATGTATTTTGTGGCGGTGAAAAAGTAAGGTTCTTCTTTGTCCCGTTAGACAAAATAACTGATATAAGCACGGGTACAACAAATCAAGATATTATAAATTTTTTATCGTTGAATGTTAATCATACTGGTATTGCATTTTCTGCTGATACAAAATTATCAGTATATGAAAATATGTTACAATCAAACGGATATATCGACGGGTCGAGGGTGTTAATTAGCGCAGGTGAAATCGACCAGAACGGTGTACCATTGAATCCGTATACCTATAGAACAATAGTACCTACTTATTCCACGTCAGTTGATTATAAAAAGTATAATACCAGAGTATTTTTCAGTATAGATGACGATTATTCTGTAAATTATGTAAGTTTACCAGATGACTCATTTGTTGTATTGGATACCACTTTTACTTACACATCTGATGATGTCGCGTTGGTGTCTGACCCATACAAAAAGGCTGCGTTGGCTAGAAATGTTAATATAACAAGGAATAAAATTGGGCAACTAATGGGAAATGGAACCGGATTTACTGTTGCATTTAAATACAACGATGAATTCTATTTTATCGAACAAACTGTTGGTAATGTTGATGATAAATTGTCTAATTTGGTACCTAATTTAACAACTAGTTCAGATACTGGAGTTATTTCACTAGAAACCGCCTTGTATAGAGCAATACAAAATATGTCAGCAACTGATGCAGACACAGAAACTAAGTTGAGCTATTACGGATTTAGCGATGTATCAAATTCATATCTAACGAAAGATGATGCCAGAGTAGGTATAAAATACCATTGGAAACATTATGCGCCGGATGATAATAGAATAGATCCTAATAAAACAAATATTGTTGATATGTATGTATTAACTTCTAGCTATAAATCACAAGTGACAAAATGGGCCGCTGATGCGAATGATACAACATCGTTGCCATTACCGCCAACTAATGTTGAATTACAAACGTTATTTACCGAGGTTGAAAATAAAAGTTCAGTTAGTAATACATTGATTTGGCATAGTGCGACATTTTTACCGCTATTCGGTAAAGGCGCGGATGATGATAAAAAAGCATATTTTAAAGTTGTTAAAACACCAACATCTAAACTTAGCGATG